CAGCCATTCTTGCCGCGGCATCAGCTTCATTCCAATGCTGCTGGCAAAATCAATCATTTCTTGACCTTTAGACGGCAAATGTGAAGGTTTTGAGGCGATTCTAGGGAGCGTGGAGCCGATAATTGAGCCCACAGGTGGAAAGAATCCCGATGCTTCCCGATTCGTGTCTGTAATGACCTTTAGACGCCCTTTTTGAGCCTTTCCAGCCTTAGTCATGGC